GTCTGCTTTTTTTGGATTTTTTAACATTATTTTTTACCTCCGTTGTTTCTAAATATTTGTGTACCCTTTATACCAAATATACTAGCGCATACAAGCACCCATAAATTAGTAAACCATTTAGGTAACGCTTGGAAATGCTCAAAAAATACTTTTATCTTGTCCATAGCCTGTGGATCATCTGACCAAACCCCATATGCAAGGACAATTATGGGAAGTGTCAAAATTGCAAGAACTACCTCGTCCTTGTAATCGTTTTGTCTAGCTTCTAAAAGTTTGCCGCTAAATGCTAATTCACCTGTGGCCATTTTAGATGCATGTTGAGCTTGTGCATCAGCCATAAGCATTTTAGTTTCCTGTTTCTTTTTGTAAATATGCGTTCCAGCGTTTAACGCTAGTTTAATTGCACCTAACCACATGAATTAAATCCAAGTTACGGGTTTTTGTTTTCTAGCAGCGCCAGAACCTGCAACTTCTTGCTTGTTTCCTGTGCTTATAAAGTTTTTTCCTCTAAAACTAGTTAAAGATCTTGGATCAACAATTTTTTTGCCATCTTCCATTTTAACTTTTTTAGATTTTTTATAATTCATCATAATAATGTCCTTTTACCTGTTTGGTTTCATGTTTGCAAGCTCAAATCTTGCATCATTTGCTATTTCTTGTTTTTCAAGCGATGTATCAGCTCTTAATTCTGCTAATTCTTCGTTCTGTTCCATTTTTTGCTGTCCTGATTCTCTTGCTTGGAGTAATTTTGCTCTATCTAACTCTTGTTTAGCAGTCGATTCTTCTTGTTTACGTTGGTTCTCCATTGCTTGTAAATCAACCTCTCTAGATTTTAATTTTAATAAAGGATCTGAATCAAACTGTGATGTAATTTCTTTTTCTTCCTTCATGAAGTCGCCTGTCATCTCTGCAATCAATACAGCTTTTCTTGCTTCGATACCTTGAGTCATTTCATCCATTTGTTGTTTTGCTTGTGGATTAACTGCAGCTTGTTGTGCAAGTTCTTGCATTTCTTGCATTTGTTCTCTGTATTCTAATTGCACCTGTTCAGTTGCCATCAATGAAATATGTTCTAAAATATTTTTTTGTATTGCTGCCATAACCGGCGGATTGTTTCTAACTAAATTAAGTGACATAAAATTTAAGTGAGCAGTAACATGTGCTCTATGGTCTTGTCCTGGAAACGCTTTAAATTTTTTTCCGCCTAATGCATCAATATGTTCAAGACTTGGATCCTTAGGTGCAGTTGGAGGAGGTGGTGGTAAAATTCTATCTATGTCTTTTATACCTAAAGCCTCATACATTTTTCTGTATGCCATATATAAATTATGAATCTGTGGACTTGCCATCGCAAGTTGTAACCCAGTTTGAGCTAAAGATATTCTTTGACTCATTGAAAATATGTTTGGATCTGCAACAGGTAATACATCAACCTTATCATCAAAATCTGTAACCTTAACATTCTTCTGTCCACCCACAACGTCATATGGATATTCAGGAGGTAAGTAAGTAGCAAATACTTTTGACAACAACTTAAACTCTGATTTTAATCCCACGTATAATCTTTTGTGGATTGCTGACATCACTCTAGAACCACGTTCTAAAAGAGCCACAGTCGTACCAACAGCCGCCTGTTGGTTCCCGTCACCGACTTGCATGTCAGCAATTGACGCGAATCTTTGTCCTGCTTGAACAACTATTCCCATCAACTGTAGTAGTGTAGCTGAAGGTTCTTTGTATGGAAGGAATACGAAAGCATCTTTTAGATTACCACCTGGTGTATCAACATCTTTGAATTCACCTGGTTGTATTGGTGTAGCATCGTCTTTGACCCTAACACCTCTTTGTTTAAATCCTGCTGGTAAGTTTGATAATGTTCCTGCGTCCAACAACTGACGGAGAGCCGCCGTTGCCGTACGACTTAATCCGCCAATCATATGAATTAATCCAAAACCATAAAACCCTAGTCCTGGCAGAAATTTAAAGTGGACGAAATATTGGATCTTAGTTTTTAATGGATCATTGGGCGCAAAGTTTCGTCTTACAGACAAAACCTTTTGACTACCTTCTTCGATTGTAACGACATAAGGTAATTTTATTTCTGTTGGTTCTCCATCTTCTCCAACGTCTTCGAAACCTTCTAAATCTAAATTAACATGACACTCTAATAACGTGTAAAGTTTTTCTCCTCTTGCTGTTTTAGAAACACCTTCAATCTCACGTTCTTTGTCTGTTACTTTATCTGCATCTGTAACATCAGATGGTTCTGATAATTCTATGTCTGTGTAAAAACCATTTACTTGTTGTTTTCGTAAATCATTTTCAGAAATTTTAATTACATGAATAACAGATTCCGCATCGTCTAATGAGGTAGCCGTATACGGAACAACAAGGTCATCCGCAGGGATAAACTTAGATACAGCTCTCCCTAATAAATCGTCATAGTAAACTTTTTTAAATGTTGAACCTGCTAAAGGTAAATGAAATAACATTTGATCAAATTCTGGCTCATACTCTTTCATTTGATCCATCAACTGATAGTTCATAAAATCTTTTACTCTTTGAGCTTGTTGCTCTTTAACTGGACTCGAGACACCTAACATTTGTGTTCTAACGGGTCCATCTGATGGTAATAATTCTTTGTAAGCTAATGCTTGAAACTGTGTTACAGCTTCAGCTAGCACTGGATGAGTTGCACCACTTGCTCCTTGAAAAGGTTCGTTTCTATTATTGTATTTAAATCCTAAAAGATCTAAACCATTAATATAAGAACTTTCCCAATCTTTTCTTGATGACTTATAATCTTGATAATTACTTTTAAGCTCTGATCCTATTGGATCTAAAATATTTTCTGATAATATATCTGCAAGGTTATCGAAATGTGATTCAGAACCTAACTGGTTCACGGCACCTGGATCAAAATTAATAGTTGCACCACCATCTTCTTCTGGTGTTACTTCTACAGGTTGTTCTTCTGTTTGTTCCGCAACATCGACTTCTTCTTCCTGCCCAGGAATTTCTAATTCAGTACGAGTGTTCGGGAGTCCTTTATCTATATCTGCCATTTATTCTCCGTTATCGTTTCTTACCATTTTTATATATTGAAAGCAACCCTTGTGACTGAGGTCCTCTTGTTGGTGCTGCTCCTGATTTATCACCACCAGATAATCCTGCTATACCACCGCCTGCTTTTTCTTGTCTAAAGTTTTCTGCAAAATATCTATTTTTGTCATCAAGTCTTATCATTTTATTAATATCATTGTATGCAACTTCTTCGTTGTACTCCATATCTCCAATTCCAGGTTGTTTCTGCTGCATTCCAAAATCATAACCAAGTTCTTTATTTGCTTGATCAGGAGTGTCAAGATTTTGTTGTTTTAAAATAGCATCTATATCTTTATTTGTGTAAGTAGGAAATTTTTCTTCCATTTTTTTCATAGCTTTTTTTCTTCTTAACTCATCAGCTTGTGCACTCTGTGCCATAAAAGGAGCTTTTCTTCTACCACGTTCTGCCATAGCATACTCTTCACCTTTAGCCATTTCTTTTTTACGTTCAGCTTCAACATCTATCTTGAATTTAGGGCCAAGTGCATAATTAAAATAAGACTCACCTAAAGCTTGTTTAAGAGGCATACCCTCCATAAATTTATTTGCAGCATTACCACCTTCATATAAAACTTCAAATAAAATTGCTCCAGGTCCTACTATTCCTTTTAAAAATTTTAAAGCTTTACCTGATTTTGTAAGAGCACGTAAATTTGCTTGATCACCTGAAGATAGTTTACTTGGATCGCCTTGTAGTCTTGTTACACCTTTGGTAGCACACGAAGTTAAATTTTGTCCTTTACTAAATCCAATACGACCGCCGTTTGCTTTACCTTTACCAGGACAGCCTATTGCTGCTAGTTTTGTTAATTCAAATTTTGATGCTTTTTTTAATTTTTTTGCATCTTCTAAAGCTTTATCTAATTTTTTATTACGCGGGTTTGTATCTACCTCTGTTTGAGTTTTTATATAATCTTCATAAGATTGTATCTTTGAGGGGTCTATACCTGCTTCAAGTTCTTTTAAACGTTTTTTTTTATAATTAAATATAATTTCATCTTCCATCACTTTCATACCGTCTTGAAACCCGGGCCGTGATCCATCAACCGTGTTGCTTACTAACTGGCCATCAGCGTACATGTTCCGTGATCCTCGGACCATGGGCCTTGGTTCATCGCCATAGATAATTTCTAACTGTTTTACTCTGTCTAATATATCCATTACTCGCCTAGCATGGCAGCTAATCCACCTGAGGCTTGTTTTCTTCTAGTTGTGTCTTTAAATATTTGTATAATTTCATCTCCACTTTTCCCTGTTTCACTCATCTTAACTGTTTGTTCTACCATAGCAATTATGTCAGCTTTTTTTCGTGGGTTTATCTCAGTTGCAATTTGTTCTGCAAGGGGTTTATTCATCCCTGGATATTTTAACATAAGATTATCAATTTCTATACTTTTGTTTAAAGCTGCAGGAGATGTGTCTTTCATAATAGATGCCACACCTTGTTTAATTTGTTTGTTAACATCAACTTGTTTCATTTGATCCATTTGCGTTCCAAGATCAAATGTAGATAGTTCTTCTACTTCATCTTGTGTAATTAATCTTCTGTCACCACTCATCTCTGCGTCTTCTAATTTTTTCTCTAAGAATCTTTTTCTAGCTGGAGA